GTCCGATACAACAACACTCAGAACAACATCGGGCAAGTTTGTTAGGCAAGCAATAACCATGCGTAAATTTTCCACTCCATATACATTTATTGGAAGATTGAGAGATGTCATGTATTGTACCGATGGCAAGACGGGACAAAAGCTAATGGACGGTGCCACCACCATCGGCTATTTGATTGGCTCACAAACCACTTCTGATGCTGATCAAATTATGTTGGAGAATTCATAGTGGAAAATGTAATTAATTGGGTATTAGCTAATATTGAAATTGGCAGAATTCCAACAGCTATAAGAGTTTGCGAGCCATACGCATCTGCGTTAATAGCGCAAAGTGTTGTTTCTTCTTCTATCATTTCAGATTGCAACGTTGGGGAAGAACACTTGATCTGCCTGACGGATAATCAGAATATGGAGTGGAAAGCAACATTGTGTGTGTAGAATAAAAGTTTATTTCTATTTATATTAATGGCAAGAGCTAAAAAATCTGATACTGCTTGGAGTCAACCAGCAACTCCTCCTCCTCCAATGTTTGCAGGAGAGAAAGAGCGCAATCTTGTTAAACAAATCAACGACGAGCTTATTGAGAGGGTCATAGGCCAGCAGGTATTGTATTTTCCTATAGATGCCGAAAGGACAAACTTCCATTCATTATACGGAGAGGCATTACAGAAAATATTTTATTCTCCAGTAAGAATTTATGCTCTTGTTAAGTTCAATGGTGATGAAACAAAGAATGAAGACTCGTTTGGCTTGGACAAGTCAACAACAATTGAAATTCATTTTCATAAGAAAAGATTGACAGAAGATCAGAATCTTTATGTTCGTGAAGGAGACTTTGTTCTTTATGGCGATAAATATTACGAAATAACAACCTTAATGGAGCCAAAGGCATTATTTGGCCAAATAGAAAACAAGTTTGAAATCGTAGCAAAATGTTATCGTGTAAGAGAGAATACATTTAATCCACAGTTTACAGCTTAACTATGAATTAATAATGTTTATTTATCTTTATCATTCAACCGTTCAGTATCAAATACAAACATTTTTTGCATTTTTGGTATTATGGTACTACTTATTTTTATAATAATATAATTTATTGGAGATTTATGTATGTCTTTATTAGATGAAGCTATAGTAGATGCGATTACGCTTAAAGAAGCTGCATTAAAAAATGCGGAGGCGATGGTTTTGGAAAGATATACCGTTGATGTTAAACAAGCTCTAGAAAAGCTTTTAAGCGAGCAAGAAGATATTGGAATTAGTTTAACAGACGTTGGCACCACAACCACGCCAGAATCACCAGAAGTAACTAAAACTATGCCATTTGCATTTTTGGACAGAAACAAAAAAGGAATTGCAGACAAAGAAAAGCTTTGCGATGAAAAGCAATGTCCAGAAGATGAAGAGCAGATAGAGATTCCATTAAGGAATATCGCAGAAGCATTAAATATAAGACTTAATGCCGTAAGAAGCACCAGTGGCTATGAAGTGAATAAAAGTGAATTGCTTGATGTATTAGAGCAACTAACAGTAGACGCAAAAGTAGTTCCCCACGGCCACACGTATCATGCCACAAGCTCAGAAATTGAATATGCAAATGAACTTGCAAGAGCGAAACAAGTACAACTCGACAAAGAAACAGAAGAAGAGTACGGCAAGATTAAGAAAGAAAACAAAGATTTAAAAATAAAAGTTTTATCTTATCAAAATAAGATGAAAGAGATTATACCGGTTGCAGAAGCTTTAGCTGATAAAGTTGAGCGATATGAAGCCGGCATAAAAACTCTTCAAGAGAAGCTTGGCAATTTAACATTATCTAATGCCAAGCTTCTTTACAAAAATCGTGTTCTAAGCAATGACTCCTTGAATGAGCGGCAAAAACATAAAATTGTCGAAACGCTTACGAATGCAAAATCGATAGAACAAGCAAAAGTCATCTATGAAACACTTCAAAGCGCAACGCGGTCCATTCTGCCAAGTACGTCAAATGGACCAAAATCGTTAAGCGAAGCAATCTATAGAAACTCTTCTTCTATCATAGAGCGAGAGGAACATAATTCAATATCTTCACCAGCTATTGAAAGAATGCAAATTCTCGCAGGTATTGCAGCTAAAAAAAAATAAATATTTAAGGAGTATTTTAAAATGTCTATAATTCAAAAACTAACAGAAGGCATGGTTAACAGAGATCTTCGCAAAGAAGGCCATGCTCTCGTTCAAAAGTGGGAAAAAACAGGTTTATTGGAAGGAATTTCCGATGAACGCAAACGTCATGGAATGGCTCGTTTGCTTGAGAACCAAGCAAAAGAACTTCTCCGTGAATCTTCATCGATGGCAAGTGGCGACGTAGAAGGCTTCGCCGCTGTAGCTTTTCCAATCGTCCGTAGAGTATTCGCTGGCTTAATCGCCCACGAACTCGTTTCGGTACAACCAATGAGCCTTCCATCGGGTCTGATATTCTTCCTCGACTTCCAGATATCTTCAACTGCCGGCTCAGGTCCAAGAATTGGTTACGAAGCACAAGATTCCGTATATGGTGGTGGAGTAGTTGGTCAGCAAATCACTGGTGGTGTTAGTTTAACTGCTGCAAACGCTGAGAAGGGCTTCTATAACCTTAGCAACGGTTATACCTCTCCAACGGGTTCGCACAGTGCCGCACTTACACTAGTTGCTTCTGGTACTTTCGGTGCCGGTGCCACAACTGGTGGTGGCGCAAACGTAGATACCTTCGTACACTATGATGCTGATTTTGTCTCTGGTACAACCAATATTGCAATATTCTCGACACCACTTTCTGCATTTGATCAATTAAATGTGAAAAATTTTGTAACAGTTACGCTAAACGGTACTGTTCCAAACGTAACCGGCTCAGCCAGCGGCACACGCTTGGTCAGAAGGTTAAACCAAATTGGTGATGGCGCAACTTCTATTGGTAGTACTACTTCTTCCAAGACACTACTGTATCTGCCATTTGTCTCTCTTGACGGAGTGAGAACTGTTGCCAATATCCTCACCGATATGGTTCTCTCTGGTACTACAACGATCAGCTATGCACAGACTGACGACTTTGGCGGAACTGCTGCTGCTGGTGCTGGCAATGCTCTCGGTTCAGTAGTCGGACAAAGTGCTTGGGGTCTTGAAGGCAACACCGCAATTCCAGAAATTGACATAAAAGTTGATTCAGTGTCTGTAACTGCCATCACCAAGAAAATGAAAGCAAAATGGTCGCCAGAACTTGGACAAGATCTCAGTGCTTATCACAATCTTGATGCAGAAGTTGAGCTTACCTCAATTCTTTCAGAGCAAATCGGTCTTGAAATCGACCGTGAAATTCTTGAAGACTTGGTTAAGGGTGCAACTGCTGGAACCTACTACTGGGCACGTTCTCCCGGCTTGTTTGTCAACAGAACAACTGGCGTAGAAGTTGGTGCATCAACAAAGGCTCCAGATTTCACTGGTACCGTTTCGATGTGGTATGAAACCCTTATCGAAACACTCAACGATGTGTCTGCTCAGATTCACAGAAAGACTCTTCGTGGTGGTGCAAACTTCCTCGTCTGTGGTCCAGAAACTGCCTCAATCCTCGAAATGACCGCTGGATTCCGTGCAAAAATCGCTGTTGATGAAGACAGAGGCGAAGTTGGTGTTGTTAATTCCGGTTCCATTTCCAAGAAATGGGATGTGTATGTTGATCCATACTTCCTCCGTAACGTAATACTAATCGGCCGTAAGGGAAGTTCCTTCCTTGAAAGCGGATTCGTATATGCACCTTATGTGCCACTACAAGTCACTCCTACCATCTTTGGTATCGATGATTTCGTTCCACGTAAGGGCGTTATGACCAGATATGCAAAAAAGATGATTCGTCCCGACCTTTACGGTCTGGTTGTCATTCGCGGCATGTTTGGTGAGGGCGGCGCATAGTAGCCAAACAAGATAGTTAATCTATCTCGGTAAAGAACCTCCGTTAGAAATAACGGGGGTTTTTTATTGCCTAATGAATTTGCAAGCATTAAGTATTCTTTCTGATATTAAAACTAATTAGTGTATGGCCGTCCCTACCTTAACTCCCGCCAGCACTTTAAGTGCCATTGTACTTCCTTCTGTCGGAACATTGGGGGATGTAGTTGCCACCTTGCCGCTTGGCATTTATTCCACTTCTGCGGCTTTTATATCCGGAGCCACAGATCAAGTTGCTTTTGTATATAAAAAGCTTGGTGGAGATATTTTAGATATTGAACTGACAACTGGAAATGTTTATGCTGCTTATGAAGAATCAGTATTAGAATACTCATATATCGTCAATTTGCATCAAGCAACAAACGCACTCCCATCTTATCTTGGCAAGACAACCGGCACATTTAATCATGATGGTGAATTAGTTTCTGGTTCTGCCTTATATACAGCTTTAAGCGGCAATAGAGTCGAACTAGCCTATCCAAAATATTCTCTAGACTTTGTGAGGAATATAGGCAGAGCATTTGCTGTAGAGGGTGGATTGTCGTCTAATGACCCAATTTACTCTGCATCATTAGATACTGTTGATACTCAACAGGATTATAATTTACAGGACATAATTGAATCTGCATCTGTCAACAATATAGACGCAGCCACCGGGGGGCCCGTACCATATGCAGGAAAACTAGGAAACAAGCGAGCAATCATAAGAAGGGTCTTTTATAAAACCCCAGCAGCAATGTGGAGATTTTTTGGATATTATGGTGGGCTGAATACAGTTGGCAATCTATCTTCATATGGACAATACGCCGATGATTCAACTTTTGAGGTCATTCCGGTGTGGCAAAATAAGTTACAAGCCATGGCCTATGAAACATCGATTTATACAAGAAACTCTCATTATTCTTTTGAGATTAAGAATAACATGTTGAGATTATTTCCAGTACCAAGCACCGTAACGCCGGCTAATTTCTGGGTTGAGTTTACAATACCAACGGATCCGTGGACCGAAAACGATACAGGTATGGATACGGGCGTACATGGAATCAACAACATGAATACGTTGCCATTTGCTAATATTCCATATGAAAGTATTAACTCAATTGGCAAACAATGGATTAGAAGATATGCCTTGGTACTGTGTAAAGAAACATTAGGCCAAGTTAGATCTAAATTTAACACAATCCCAATTCCCGGCGAAACAGTTACTTTAAATGGTACTGCATTATTATCAGAAGCGGCAACAGAAAAGAAAGAACTGAGAGATGAATTGAAGACAATTCTGGCAGAAATGATATACCCCAAAATAGTTGAACAACAAGCTGTGCTATCAGATAATTTGCAGAAAATTGAACAAAAAATTCCTTCATTAGTATTTGTGGGGTAATCGATGCAAAGGCCAATTGATCCAAAAACATTTACCATTCCTTTGTCTCCTTCTAAAGTAGAAACAATAGATTTTGCTGTTTATGATTGGCTAAATGATAGAATAAATGTCAACTTGGAAACACATGAAGGATACAAAAAAGTACCTATCATATGGACTTCTGCGGAAAGATCGTTTCAGATTAAGAACAATAAAGACATAAGAGATAGTGGTGGAAGATTAATATTGCCACTAATTTCTGTAGAAAGAACGGCAACTTCTCCAGCGGCAAATTTTAGAGGCAAATATCAAGCCTCCATTCCTACAAACAAGAATTACTACAATGGTCACGGAGTTATAGGAATTGATGCGTTAATTCAGCAGGCAAAAACATCACAATTTGCAAATGCAGACTCCTTTAGGGAATCACAGGATTTTAACCGAAGAAACAAAAATAAAAAGATAGTTTATGAAATTGTAACTGCCCCAATACCAGTACACATTAAGTGTTCATATTCAGTAACTCTTAAAAGCTATTACTTAGAGCAGATGAACAGCATGATAACCCAGTTTATTGCAGTTAATGGTCAATCAAGAATCTTTTCAATTCGAAGAGAAGGACATTCATATGAATTGCTTTATCCGACCGATTCTATTATATCAATGACAAACAACATAAAGAACATGGCAGACAATGAGAGATTATATATGTCAGAACTAAAGTTTGATGTTCTTGGGTATATTTTTAATGATAACGAACAGAGTGATACTCCCAAGATTATCATTAGGGAAACAGTAGTGGAGTTTAAGCTTCCAAGAGAAACGGTTATTATTAACACTCTTAAATAAAAAAAGAGAGGATTTTTGCGATTCTATAGACTATTTACTACCAGATATTAAATTAATCATTTAATCGTTAAAGGAGTTTATACCACATGACTGCAAAAGGATACCGCTTTCTTTCTCCCGGCATCTACATTAGCGAAGTAGACAAGTCCATCATCCCAGCCGATGAAGTTGGTATTGGTCCAATTATTATAGGCAGATCAGAACACGGCCCCTCAATGCGCCCGGTACAAGTTGCTTCTTATAGTGATTTCGTACAAGTCTTTGGCGAACCAGTTCCCGGCAACATCGGCGGCGACGTTTGGAGAACAGGAAATTATACTGCCCCAACATACGCAGCATACGCCGCACAGGCTTATTTAAACGCCAGCGTTGGCCCAATAAACTTTTTCCGTATTACCGGAAAACAAGACACGGCCGCTACAGCGGCAGGCAAAGCCGGCTGGCAAACAACAGTCGCCACCGCTAACGCAACAGTTGCCTCCAACGGTGGAGCATATGGATTGTTTGTTATTGCCTCTGGCTCTTCAACAAGCGGTTTAACAGGAACGCTGGCAGCAGTATGGTATATTAATGAAGGAGGTTCAATTGTCCTCACAGGTTCGCAAAGAAGCACAGGAACACAAGTAACTGGAAGTGCCATATTGGTATCTTCTACTGGCGATAACGCAGAATTTAAAGCAATCGTTAAGACCGCCGCAGGCGCAGCCATAATGACAAGTTCATTTAACTTTGAGCCTTCGTCCGATATCTACATCAGAAAAGTATTCAACACAAACCCAATTTTCGTAAATAGCACAGTAACGACCACAACGAACCTTGAAAAATACTGGCTCGGTGAATCGTTCGACAGATCAATACAAGAAACAGTTGGAACATCATTAACTGCCGGTAATCAATTTGGTGTTATCGTTGCTCTTCAAAGCGGCTCTGTAAACAAGGGCAGCATGAGATTTGAATCACAAGCCGCCGAATCTGGATGGTTTATATCACAAGATCTTGGCACAACACCCGCAAGCTACGACCCTGTTAATATGGCACAACTATTCAAGCTTGTGTCGCTAGACGAAGGCGAGTGGACTCAGAAGAACATCAAGGTGTCTATCACAGATATCAAAGCTGCACCAAATCCAGATATATATTCATATGGTTCTTTCACGATTCAAATTAGATTAGCCTCGGACTTGGACAAAGCAGTTCAAGTTATTGAGACATTTAGTGGCCTCACCCTTGATCCAAGTGCAGAAACTTATATCGCTAGAAGAATCGGAGATAGATCCTATTCTTGGGATTCTGTTGACAAACAACTCAATGAAAATGGCTCCTACCCCAATAGATCAAAGTATGTTCGCGTTGTAATGAACGAGGACGTTGATGCCGGTGCCACTGACACCAGATATCTTCCATTCGGCGTTCTTGGTGGTCGCCAGTTCAAGGGCTTTGCTCTGCATTCTGGTAGCTCTTATGCTTCCAACTTTGGCTCAAATGCTTCGGCATCTGCACAATTTGCACAAGCATTCGTAAAAGCAAATGACGGAATTGCAGAATCAAAGGGAACAGCAGCGTTATTCGTTGATGTAGGAAACGTCGCATTCACTGGATCCTTCGTATTCCCATCATATGCACAACGTGCTGATTACACAGATCATGGCGGTCGTGTCATAAAGAAAGCATATTTCGGAGCAGATTTTCAAGTATCTGACACAAGCACCAATTTTGATTTTGGCGTTTCCGATCTTGCTTACCCGCTTCCATCGGATTATGATACATTCGATTCAACATCTTCTGCAACACAATACTCTTACAAGTTCTCACTTGATGACTTGATTGTTACCAAAGATGCTAGCGGAAATGTAACCGGCGTTTCTTATACTTCTGGTGCAAGAGTGGCCGGAACTTCTATCACTGCCGTTTCTGGTGGCTATACTCAAGTTCTTTCGTCAAGTCTCGCACCAAAGTTTAACGTTGCAATGTACGGTGGGTTTGATGGTTTTGATATAACCGATAAAGAACCAATTATCAATAATACAATATTGACAAGTGGAGCGACGGAAACAAACAACTATGCATTCCATTCTCTACAAAGAGCATTGGACACTATTGACGATGTTGACTTTGTTGAGTGCAACCTTATAGCAATGCCCGGCGTCACAAACACCACTCTAACAGAAAATCTCATAGAGGTTTGCGAGGATAGAACTGATTGTTTGGGCATCATTGATATACAACATGATTACAAGCCAATTTATGAAGATGTGTCGCTTGATGCAGATTCTAGAAGACCAGATCCACAGCAAGCCGCCGATGTGCTCGTTGATAGAAATATCAATTCAAGCTACGGTTGTGCGTTCTACCCCGCCGTTCGTATTCAAGATGAGGCAACTTCACAACAATTGTTTGTGCCTTCATCAGTAATTGCGCTTGGCACCCTTGCAAGCTCAGAAGCGGCTTCGGCCGTATGGTTCTCGCCAGCAGGATTCGTTCGTGGCGGAATTACAGATGGTGCAGCAGGATTAAATGTTGTTGGAATTTCCTATAGATTAAACTCATCTGAAAGAGACACATTATATGAAGCCAATATCAATCCAATTGCTTCATTCCCATCAGAGGGCTTGGTTGTATTTGGACAAAAGACTCTTCAGATTACACCATCTGCCCTTGATAGAATCAACGTTCGTAGATTGATGATACATGTCAAGAGAGAGATTACAAAGATTTCAAGAAGTATTTTGTTTGAGCAAAATGTTAATTCTACTTGGAAAAAATTCAAGAATGAAGCAGAAACATTCCTAGGCGGTGTAGCAGCCAATGGCGGAATAGTAGAATACTTAGTTGTGTTAGATGAAACAACTACTACGCCAGATTTAATTGATAGAAACATAATGTATGCAAAAGTATATATTAAGCCAGCAAGAGCAATAGAATTTATCGCACTTGACTTTATTATCACTCGTTCCGGTGCAACTTTAGGAACTTAATACTATGTATATAGTAAGGGAGAATTAGTAAAATGCCATTCTGGACAGCAAGCGATGCAACACACCACGATCCAAAGAGAGTATCTAGATTTAAAGTAGAAATAGGATCTTTAAACAATGGAGGTACGGTTTGGTACGCTAAATCTTTTTCTAAGCCATCAGCAGAGATTAAAGCAACAACACATAGATATTTAAATCACAGCTTTAACTATCCCGGTTCTGTTACATGGTCAGATGTTACAATTGAACTAATAGACCCAACAGATCCAATTGATGCTGCTGGTTCTCTAGCCCAAATATTGGCAGCAATGGGTTATGAGATACCAGCCAGCCCCAGCTCGTTGTCCCTTAATTTGGTGAATATTTCTAAAAGAAAATCCGTGGCGGCTCTTGGAGATATTAGCGTAAGCCAGATTGATGACGGAGGCGAGGAGATAGAAACGTGGAGTTTGAAACAAGCTTTTGTTACAAAGATTGAATGGGGTTCATATAAGTACGATGGTGACGATTTGGATGTTCTTAAGCTGACAGTCAAATATGATTGGGCTGAATGCACAATCAGCCGTCCCGGTGCCATCATCGGTGTCACAACACCAGCTGCCGCCGACGCCATCGCCGCTAGCCCATTCTTTAAGCCCAGCAAGCCTTAGCAAGTAGAAATTTTAACAAACACATAGAGGTGTATATTGCGTAATAACGGTGATAGATTTTCAAATACACCGGATGTTCAACACGATCAATCAGTTCCAAGCATGACAGCATTAGAGTTTGTCGTACCAACCGATTATGTTGAGTTGCCATCTGGTGGCGTATTTTACCCTGTTGGCCACATATTGCATGGTCAACAGCAAGTAGAAATTAAACACATGACAGCAAAAGAAGAAGACTTATTGACTTCTCAGACCCTTATCAAAAAGGGAATTGCTGTTGACAAAATGCTTCAAAGCGTTCTTATGGACAAAAGGCTCAACGTTGATTCCTTGTTATCTTGTGATCGATCTGCATTAATGATTGCTACGAGAGTTACGGGCTACAGCGATGATTATGCTTTTTCCCTAAATTGTCCTTCTTGCGGTGCAAAAAACGATGTTCACTACAAATTAAGCAATTCAGTTGTCAACAACGGCAAGCAACACGAAGAAGGAGAAGTTGAATATCTTCCGGATGATGGCACATTTGTTGTGACTCTTCCAAAAACTGGTTATAGAGTTCAAATGCGATTACTTTCTGGAAAAGATGAAAGAACTTTATTTGAGCTAAACGACAACAGAAAAAGAAAGAATCTCCCAGAAGCTGCCGCAACAGATCAGCTTAGAATGTCGATTGTTTCCGTTAATGGAATCACCGATCCGCAAACATTGGATAGATTTATTTCTACTGTAAGAGCAATGGATGCAAAACTGTTAAGAACGATGTATAGAAAGGTTTCTCCATCTCTGGAGATGAAGCACGACTTTTCATGTTCTTCTTGCTCATTCTCTCAGGAGGTCGATATCCCGTTGACGGCAGAGTTCTTTTGGCCTAAGTGATAAATATATGGTAGGAGTTTATGAAAACTTCTTCTATATGAAATATTATAGTGGCTGGAGTTTCACGGAATTCTATAACTTGCCAATTGGTCTTAGAAGCTGGTTTATTAAAAAACTCTCAGATCAAATAGAGAAAGAGAATAAACAATCAGAAGAAGCATCATCTGGAGGCAAAACAAGCACTTCCAGCATGCCACTTCCGCCAAGACCCAAATAAAATCAAGACGTAAAAAAATGCAGGACATAAGTTCTGCATTTTTTATTTTTAACCTATTTATATTATGGCCGAACCAGTAGCACCACCAGCAGCACCAGCAGCACCAGCAGCACCATCCCCCGCCCCGTCCAACCTCACGCCCGAGGAGTACGAAGCTCAAGCACGGGCGATGAAAAAAGTAAACGAAGAAATAGCAAAAACATCGGACGCTTTTAATAAACTAAGTAGATCGCAAAATCCTCTTATAAGATCCTTTGCTGAACTTGGCAAACATACCGAGTCTGTAGAAGAAACCGTTAAAAATGTGACTGACGCATTTAAGGAGCTTGGTACCGCCCAAGGCGCTATTAATGCAATTAACGTTGTAACAAGTAAACTTTTGAACCTCAGTCAAGAACTAGCTATTACTATATTGAACAATAGCAAAGAACTTGCTCTTACGTTTGACAAATCAAGAGCAAGTTATGTGCTGGCTACTGGAGATATTGCCTCATATGGCACCCATATGAGCGATATGATGCGTACTGCCTCTAAGAGTACAGTAATATTTGGGCTCGATATGGGCAGGGCAGCGGGACAGGTGCGTTCAAGTTTTTCTCTAATGAATGAAGACTTCGCAGCAATGAACGCTGCCCAATATAAAACTGTTAGTAGCACAATAGCTGTGATAGGAAGTCTTGAAAAATTAGGAGTCTCTACTGCGGATTCTTCGAAAGGAATGAATTTGCTTATTGATGAAATGACTTCTGGGGCCGAAGTAACCCCTGCGATGATGGACGCAGCCGCCAAATCTTTTACAGCTACGACAATAGAAATAAATAAAATGGGCTATAGCTTGAGTGAAGCTGGTGCCATGATGACAAAACATTCGGATATAGTTACGGACTTCGGCCAAGGCGCACTCACGGATTTGGCCCGCACAGCAAAAACAACAAGAATTGAACTAGATAGTTTGGCTGAATTATCTAAGAAGTTTGAAACTTTTGATTCAGCAGCACAACATGTTGGCAAATTAAATGCCCTATTGGGTAGTGACCAACTTAGTGTGACCGAAATGATGTATGCAGAACCAGCAGAACAAGTACGGATGATTGCGAAGGCATTTGATGATGCGGGCATGTCGGTAGATAATATGTCAGAACAAGAAAAGAAGTTTCACCTTATAACAATCCAGAACACTCTTGGGTTAAGAAGCAGAGCAGAAGCAGAAAGGTTCTTGAATAGTAGTGAATTTGAAAGAGCGGAACAACTAGAAGAGGTAGCAAGAAAAGAAGAAAAAAGTTTAGCGACACAAGAGCAATTAAATGAAATGTTAAGCGAAACAATGGATGTGCTCGCTCGCCTTGGAAATGCATGGAAGAACTTTACTAGCTTTCTGGAGCCGGCCTTCACGCTTCTATCAGGTGTCATCGGGTTGCTCTCGTCGGCGCTTGAATGGCTGACTACTAAAATAAGAGGATTTAGCGAGGGAGGTCAGGTTTTTATTGGTATTCTTCAGTTGATGGCTGCCGCCTTCCTCTACTTCGGCACCACAGTCATAAGTGCCGGTCTTCGGTTCACGATAGCATTAGGGCTCAACGCTGTCGGAGCCACGGGCTTGGCCACCGCCATTTCGGCCGGTGCTAAAACACAGGAATTATCCGCTGCGGCGACGAGGCGCTTGACCGCTCTCACGAACGCTCAAGCACGGGCGACCAACGCATCGGCGAGCGGGGCGAACGCAGCAGCAATTAAAATGTTGGCTTTTGCTGTCGTAATTGCCGCAATTGGTGCGTCCATTTATATGGCGACGACCGGAATTGCAAACATGGCCGAAGCCTTTAAAGGGCTTAACGCCGCCGAGATCGACCTCGTCAAGTACGCGCTTTTTGGTTTGGGGGTTGCCATAATCGGGATTGCCTTGATTGCTGCTTTTCTCACGCCAGCGTACCCGGCCCTGCTCGCCTTCGCCGCTGTTCTGCTCGCAATCGGCGCAGCCGTCTTTATTGCAGCATTTGGCATCTCTCTCTTAGTTAACGCCATGGCTGCCGGCCTCGGCCCCCTTGGGACGTTTCTTACGCCTGGAAATGTTGTATTGTTGTTTCTTCTCGGCCTCGCCCTCACGGCCTTCGCTATCGGCGTTGCCCTGTTGGGAGTTGCAATGCTCCTCCTGATCCCCGGCGCAAATGCTTTTTCCAAGGTTATGGCTCCTATGAGAGATATGGTGAAAGATCTTAGCACAACCGTTGCTTCAATTTCAAATATATTTACAACCATATCAGAACTTAGCGTGGGACGTTTACTCGGTGTGGCCGGGGCCCTGTGGAAGATTTCTAATGCAATTGAAAGCTTCGCAGATAAAAAAATAAATGTTGAATTTAAAATTGTAGGAGATAGAGCAGACTTTGATTCTATTATTAAGTTGGCATCTATGAGCACGGTACAGACAACCGCACCATCTGGCCCCCAAATGGCGCAAAAAGCATTTAAAATTGAAATAGCAAAACTGGAACTTAAATTTGGAGATTTGGGGCCACTTGAAGCAAAAATGATAAGCATAGCAGAAGGCGTGGCAGATGGCTCTATAAGAAGCAGTCTATATGACTCTATAGTGATCAATGCATAAGGAACAAAATGTCATTTTTTAGCAATGAAAAAAACGTACCCGTTGGAATTATTCCCGGCTTGACAAATGAAAAACAGCATTTGCCAAGCAGCTTTGATCCTGCGCTACCGTCGTATTACATCCCGAAAATTGGCAAAAATAAAATATTAGACGCATCAGAATCAAGCAACGGAAGCGGCCCGGCCGATTACAGCAATTATTACACAAGCGAAGGAGTTAAAGCAGGAAAGATATATATCAGAAGTGTCAAAACAGAATATACAGTTGCATTTCCGGCAATGTTGGATTCCTTTACTGACACGTTTAGCCCAAGCTTTAAAGCGGAAAATCAATACGGAAGAACAGACGCAGTTCAGAATTTTTCAAATACCACAAGAACTATATCACTTTCATTTAAAGTTGTTGCATACGATGAAGAACACGCAAGAAAAAATCTCCATACCATATCTGCATTAGTACAATTTCTTTATCCAATATACGAAGAAGAAACAACATGCAAGGCTATGATTATTCGTGAAACACCAATGCTGAGAGTCCGACTTGCCAATATGATTCAGCGAACAGGTAGATCGGTTGGTATTTATGAAAAAGATGGGCTATTGACCGTGCCAACAGATTTGAGCTTTGCTCCAAATTTAGAAGCTGGAGTATTTTTTTCAGAAGACGGAAGCTGTATCTATCCAAAAGAATTT